TTAATTTCCTGTTCTAACATTAAGACCCGAATTGCTGTCGCCACTGGGTGAATTAGGAGCTGATTTTCAATTACTGACTACTCAACTGAAATTCAGCAGGGCAAAGATACCTAAGATGGTAATGTTGAGTAGGGGAGCAAAGGCAAATCACTGATAAAGCATGTTGTAATAATAGATAAATAATCCGCTGGATGTGCCTGCGATGGTGATAGTCAGGGCATTATCTCATAAAGTTGATATAGCTTTTTTAGCATAGCCTCATAGTTCTTTGACCACAAATTTCAGAGCCGTCATTATTGCTTGACCGATTGTAGCTGCTGTGATTGGTTCCATAAATTTTTATAAATTTTCGTTAATCATAATCATTTCAATATCCTAATCTTTTCAATATGTTTTTAATATCTTCTCTGGTTAGTCCTTGGTAAGTCTCACCATCACCTAATTGATAACATATCATCTTTAATCGTCTAGCTTTTTCCTCATTTTCCATTCTTTTATTTTCTTTTTCAAAAGCTTTGCCAATCTCATTAAAAATTTCTACTCATTCTTGTTTTTGCTTTTGTTTAGCTATCTTTTTTTCAATTTGTTTTTTTCGCTCTCTTTCATTTATTTCGTAAAGCTTATTGTCTATACCATCAAGAAGCATGTTTTGAAAAATAACAAAAATCAATAGAGCAATAAAAGATATTCGGTAAGTTCACTTCCAAAATCAGTGTGTTGGTTGACAATTACAGCTTTCCATTGGCTATTTACTACTCTTGATTGCTTGTCAAATATCAGCTAGTTTTCATAAGTAGTGGAGTTGGACACATGCCATGATAAAGATAGCAATGATAAGGATTACAGCTAATCATTTAACTCATTGGGGTAAGGGTTGACATTGACAGTTAATTTCCGTAATATTTTCTTTGATTTTGATTGGTTTTGACATATTTTGTTAAATTTGTTCTGGTTTTTTATCTTCATTTTTTTCAGTTAATTTTTTTTGTTCCTGTTCTTTTTTCTCTTTTTCTTCTCGTTCTTGTTTTTCCTTGATTTTCTTATTAATGTAATATTTCGCTGTGTAATAAATAGCTATAACTAACCAAGGTCAAAATAGATATTTTCAAATTCATCAACCAAAAAGGAAAGGAGCGACAATGCTTCCAATTACAAAGAAAATTTTGATAGCTTCTTCGGCACCTTCTGCTCTCTCGCATTCGTGGCAATGGTTATTGTGAATACAACTCATAATATTATCTTTTTTTAGTGGCTGTCGCCATAATGGCAATTACTACACCAATGAATGAGAAGATATAAGTTAAAGGATGAGACATAACCACTCCTCAATAAGGTTTGTTAGAAGCCATTCCCTCCTCCATGCCGACTGGTTTCATAGAACCGATATTTTTGAGTTGGTTAATGGCTTTCAGACTATCGGCAAAAGAGAATTGTCCGTTAAAGTTATTGTCGGATTCAGTTCCGACCGACCTATCACCGGCTCCTGCTTGCCGATTGGCGTTATCTTGAAAATAATTGGCTCATTGATAGGCATTTTGACCTTGGGTGAAGCGGTTATTTTCCTCTTGGTAGAGTTGTTCGGTTCGTGGTTCGTTTAAGCGGTCTCTTCTTTCTTGGTTATCTACTCCGATGGGACCATAACGCGGATTATTATTGACTTGGTCTTGAAAAATTTGTTCTTTTTGTTCGGAAGATTTATTTTGATGGGCTTCTTTCTGTTTTAAGCCGGAGGTGATTTGTTGCCAAAGTTTTTTCTTTTCCGCTTTGGCTGGAGCTGCTTGATAAGCGGTAATTAAAGTTTGCTTTTCTTCCTCGGTAAAGACAGGATTATGATTGACTATTTGCTTAAACATGGCTTCCGCGGTTTTCTCGTGGATAGTATCAAACATTTTATCTATTAATTCTGCCATTTTGACAGGATTGGAATGAGCTAATTTCTGAATGATGTTGTCAATTTTGGCAGGGTCAGTAAAAGCGGTGGTGAGAGCTTCAAATTCTGCTCTGGTAATATTCACATCCTTTAAATTTTGGTCAGTAATTGATTTTTTGTTGGTTTCTCTACTTTCCTTAGTTTCAGATTCGGAACGCTCTTTTTGTTCCTTGGTTTGCGAGTTCATTAATTCCAAGGCGTCCGGTCCAAGACGGACAAGAACGCCATTGAGTTTTCCCACTAATTCGGCTAATGATTGACAACTATTATTTTGGATGAATTTTTGATTGATTTCTTCGGTGGTGTAATCGGAGAAAATGAGGTAGTGAGTAAGTCCGTTATTGGGGTTGATGGTGTTAATATCGTCTCCTAGCCAATCACTATTTTTCACTCAATCATATTGTAATTGATTAATAATATACAAAATAGACCTTTTGGGAGCATTACCTCAGCCAATGTGGCGAAAGGTTCCTGCTTCTTTGGACATCACTCCTCGGTCTCTTAAAATACCGATAAAATGATTAGTATCGTCTAAATCATAAGCGTTGGCTTGATTGCGAAAATTCCGAGCAATAGCATTGCTTTTTTGTTTAACATTAGGAACTCCAAATTCAATAGACCTATCTTCATCAAATCACGGCCAAGAACTCCAACCTAATTCGCTTGCTCTTTTATCCTCTTCTCTTTTGCCAGTAATTAATAAATTTTTGTTATCTATTTCCTCGTCTTTCACTAATCTATGAAAGCCTTTTTGTTCGTGATTTTTAGCCCAAAAGATATTGTGGAGAACATTTGAATAATCATCTTCTGATTCAAAAAAATACAGAGCTAATTCTAAGGTAACAGAACTACCCGCATGATGTCAAAGAGTAGCTAAAGTAGTTGGGTCGTGTAATTTTCATCTTGGAGAACCAATTATTCTACTTCCTTGCTGAAAATTAACAGCACTTACCAATCATGGTAATTTTTGTGTCTGCTCTTTCATAATAGAATTTAACGAACCATCAAAGCTATAATCACCACCTGAACCCAAACCAAAGCCATTTTGACCTTGATTATGTCCTTGTTGGTTACTGTCGGCTTCCATAGCCTCATTCATCTTATTAATGGCATCATTTAAAGTTTGATTATTGAAACCAGTTTGGCGAGGAGGAGAAGGAGAACGCTTTCTCCCGCGTTCCGATTGTTCCGATTGACTGGGGGGCTGGGGTTTTTCTTTCACTCTCTAAATTCCTCTCTTAATTGGGAAGGTTTGCCAAAGTTAAGGATGTTTTCGGGGGTTTCTTGTTTGTGGTCACGGAGGTAAGCACAGAATTCGGCATCGGTCGGCTTCATCCCTGAATTAATTCAATCGCGAACTTGGTCGGGAGTGAAATTGCGATTAGTTCATTCCTCCCAGAGGGGGGTGTTGTTCCTAAAATCAGGATGGATATTGCCCCTTTGTTCTCTGATTTGCTCGTTGGCTTGGTTTTGTTGGTCGCGAGCTTGTTCGCGTTGTTGTCGTTCGGCTTCTCGTTGAGCTTGTTCGGCTTGGGCTTCGGCCACATAATCGCGGTTCATGCCCGATTGAGCTTGATTGTTCCTTTGTTGTTCCGGTAAGAGAGCCAGAGCAATTTTGTCCAAGGCTTGTTGTTGATAGGCTTGAAATACTTGGGCATTGGCTGGTTGAGTCGGATTATCCGAACCAAAGATTTCCCGAAATAATTGTTGCGAGCGTTGCGAGGAAAAAGAGTTATTAAGCTTGATTCTGGTGTGAGTGAGAAATTCTTGTCAATCTTGGTTGGTCATTACTTCCGAATCACCACGACCATAGGAGGTTAATAGAACACTAAAAACATCCACTAAACCACGACAATAATAAACTTGCTTGAGATAGCTTTCTACTTGGTTTAACCGCGGACTGGGGCTGTGATTATCGGAATAATTCAGACCAGCACTGCCCAAAACCACATAGTCAGGAGCAGTATAAAAACCTAATTCTAAACAAGCTAATCATTGGCGATAAATGTCGGCACTGAAAAATTTACTATTCTGACGAAAATGATTAGTAAAAGATTGAAAACCTTGGTTGGTTAAATCGTTGTAGTAACGAAAATTTTTGAGGGCTTGTTGCGATTGGGCGTCAGCACCAAAATATTGTTCTAATCGGCGGGTTTCGGTTTGATATTTTCGGGTTTTCTGACCACTAATCAACCACTGAGTAACAAATAATCGGCAACGCGACAAAACTCTATCTTTTTTGGCAGGGTCAAGCGTTGACAATAATTTGGTTAGTCCTTGTCGTAAACTGACATTACGAAAATGAGGACTATCCGAATATTCGTTTAGGTAAGTGCTGGCGAACAATTCCTGTCTAATTTTTTGCTCAGCTTCAAACTGTAAATTAGTAAGACGATTTTCACTTAATTTAGGAGTGGTCATGATTTTAAAAATAATTAGTGATTAGGGAAAATAAGATTATTGCGTATTTTTGATTTTCGTGCGTTTCTGTGCATTGGAACGCTGTCTGGACTTTTTTGTAAAAGCCCTAATTAAAGGTGCTTAAATGCTAGGTGGATTGGTCAAAAACAAAAAATTGTTCATTTTTTGAGACTGGAAAATGAGATTAAATGATAGTTAATGTGTCCAATTTATCAGAATGTTTTTTAAGACTAAGACGCCTTCATAATTTAGTAGTCCCACGACCTTAGTCGTCTTAGGGACTTAGCTAAATTATTGTGGCTTAATCCTTCGGATAAAACTCAAAGTAAACTTTTTGTTTTTCCGTTTTCTTATTTATAAAAACCTATTGGGGTTTGATTTCCTTTTCTTTATCCTTGCTTGGGCTCGCTGCTTTGCAGCTCCCATTGGTCTTAAAAGTGAAATAGTTTCTGATTTTCTGTCAGAGAGTTGGTGATTGAGGATTTTCCTCAATGATAAAGAATTCATCCTTGATGACATCTCTTAATGCCTTAGGAACCGGAATTTGATTAGGAGGAATATTTGCTTCTACTCGGTTTTTATTTAATAAAGGTAATAAAGCTTTAAAGAATTTAGTATCATAATTTTTAAAATCCTTATTTTTTAAGAATATTTTAAATTCTTTAATATTTAACCTCTTTTTAGCTTGGTCATAGTCATTACCACTAAACATACTAAAAAAACCTCCTTTTTGATAGGGTGCCATATTAGAACTTCATTCTTGGGATAGTTTTAAATCTTCATAAACTTCTATTCTGAGGACGGAACATCAGGGTAAAAATAAAGGAGTATAAATGCCTTTGACTTTAATATAGATATTACAAATTTCCCTTAATGCTGCCCATAGTTGGCTGTCTCTTTGGACAGCAAAGCCAACTTTTTTATCAAAATGACGAGCTAGCACACAAAAATCTTCAATACCACTACATTCTTTTTGGTTTCTCTTATACTCAACTCCGCGAAAAGTTAAGTTAACTTCATCAAAAAAATAATTAGCAGGAGTTTCTGGGATTTTATACTTACCACGGACATCCATAAAGTCTAATGATAATATCTTATTGCCTTTCTTTTTATGTCAGAAGTTAGTATAAGTATTATCTAATCTATTCACTAGTCAGGAAAAAAGGAGACTTTTTCCTGACCCTAATGAACCAAAGACCATGTATAAACTGACCTGATTTTTAAAAAAACTAAAAAATTGTCTTTGTTTTCATCAAATAATCAGTCATTGGATGACCATAACTGCTCCTAATATTAAGAGCGTTCATTTTACTGCTTCATTAACCATTTTATCACTCAATTTTACTAATTATAAATTTCATTGTTTCAAACACTAATCAAGCTAGTTTATAGAGTAAAAACACTACGATTAGAGCGGAGACTAAGATTGTGACATGTTCGCTTTGGAGATTCTTTTCTACTCCTAAACCTTGATGGACTATTTTATCCACAAAATCATAGATAAATTTCAAAGAACCATTTTGAAATAAATTATTGTAATTCATATTCTTATTTGCGGTTAAACAATCATTTCAGTAGATAAAAAGGAGTTAGGGCGATTAGGACTAATAATCAGAAACCAAAGAGGAGGCTGACTAATCACAAAATATCCTTAGCAAATTGTCCAGTAATAGGAGTTCCGTTTAATTTTTCCGCTAACTCTAAAAAGACCACATAAACTCCGTTCACTACCTTTATCTATCTTTTGTTGGGGCGGTCTTTGTAGATTTCCGCGTAGCTTTCTAATTCGCCACTTTTGCCTCATTGCTTTGGTGTTGCTAAATCCTTTAAAAATCCACTATAAAAAACTTCCTCGCCCGTTAAATCATTAGTCGCTTTTAAGACTACTTTTTTTAATTCTTTACCATTTTTATCTTGGTAATTTACGATATAAATTTTCATTCTATTTTCTTTAAAAATTTTTCTTTTTATTTATTTTCATCCATTCGCTTGGCTTCATAATCACGAAATTGCTTACAAACACAGCCACTACAAGCTCCTAAATCAGGACTTCACCTATTCAGAAATTGTTTGCTTTCTTTTTCCTTGTCGCAATAAATACAAATTCTGATTGCCAT